CGATTATCAATGGTCGCGTTGTCACCACATCTCTTGCAGTAGCTAATTACTTTACTAAACGGCATGAGCGGGTTTTAGATAGAATTAGAAACCTCGAATGTTCCGCTGAATTTACTGAACACAATTTTGTGTTAAGTGAATACACCGACGCATCAGGCCGCAAACTCCCTTGTTACCAAATCACCCGCGACGGTTTTGCGTTTCTTGCCATGGGCTTCACGGGGAAACGTGCTGCCCGGTTCAAAGAGGCATACATCAATGCCTTTAACCAGATGGAGAAACAGCTTTCAAAGCCCGCTGTACCGAGCGACGTTGCACATAACGCCAGCGTTCTCTATTCCTACATTTCATCAATTCATCAGGTCTGGCTGCAGCAGCTTTATCCTATGTTGGCAAAAGCCGAATCTCCGCTGGCTGTTAGCTTGTATGACTATATTAATGATGCTTCGGCGCTGGCCTGCCTCATAAATTTGTCGCTGAATCCTTCAGAGGTAAGGGGGCGTAAATGATCCGGAATATTTTCAAACTGTTTACCAATCGCCACCAGCATATTGATTCTGCAATTCCGGGACGTTACACTGTTCAGGCACCTTATAAAGCGGGTGCCGGGCGTGGAAACCCGAAATTCAATATAGAGCACAACCGCGCTCATGCGGTTTTTTCGTGTCATGAGCATCGTTACGCCCAAATTATGGTGGGGCGTGCAGGGCCAACTTCGGTTGGGCCGGGTTCTTTGGTGACCGGTATTTCCACCCCTGTACGTCTCACCACCAATAAGGTCGTGGAAAGCCTTGGTGGTGAGTTATTAAAAATCACCAAAGAGGCTGCCATCATGGCTACGATCCCAACCCTCACTCAACCTGAAATTGCCATCGTTGATGGTCAGGCTGTTACTTCATCCCTGGCTGTTGCCAACTTCTTCTCCAAACGTCATGACGATGTACTGAAAAAGATCCGCACGCTTGAATGCTCTGCATCATTCACTGCCCGCAATTTTTCGGTGAGTGATTACACCGATTGCACAGGCCGCAAACTACCTTGCTATCAAATAACCCGCGACGGCTTTGCGTTTCTTGCTATGGGTTTCACGGGTAAACGTGCTGCCCGGTTCAAAGAGGCATACATCAATGCCTTTAACCAGATGGAAAAACTGCTTTCAAAGCCATCCACGCTGAGCGATGCCGCAGATAACGCCAGCGTGCTTTACTCCCACCTGTCGGTAATCCACAAGGTCTGGCTGCAGCAGCTTTATCCCATGTTGGCAAAAGCCGAATCCCCGCTGGCTGTAAGTCTGTATGACCGCATCAACGACGCGGCGCTACTGGCCAGTCTCATAAATTTGTCGCTGAACCCTTCAGAGGTAAGGGGGCGTAAATGATCCGGAATATTTTCAAACGGTTTACCAATCATACTTTCCGTTGTCCTCGTCCGGGTCAGTGGTACACCACGCCTGCAGGGCATGTTCTACGTGTTAGCCTGGTTGACCGTGAATGTCAGAAGGTGATTTGTGAACCGCTGGGCCGTAATTACCGCGTCAGTATGCCGCTTATAGCCTTTCGCTCCGGAAAAAACATGAAGCATCTCGGAGGTGCTGCATGAGTATGGAGTTGATGGTTAAAGCGATGAAAATTCGAGTGGGAAATCCATTGCGAAAACTGGTTCTGATTAAGCTGGCTGATAATGCCAGCGATCAGGGTGAGTGCTGGCCCAGCTACCAGCATATTGCTGACCAGTGCGAGATTAGCAAACGTTCTGTGATGAATCATATTGCGGCCCTTTGTGAGTCCGGGCTGGTAAAAAAAGTCACCCGGAAAGGTGAAAAAGGTAACTCAAGTAATATCTATCTCCTTCATCTTGATGGTGCAGGAGATTCACTAGGGGGTAGTGCAAATAATTCACTATCTGGTGCAGCAAATTCACCAGGTAGTGCAGGAGTTGCACCAGGGGGTAGTGCAGGAGATTCACCCAGAACCAGTCACTCTTTTGAACCAGTCAAAGAACCAGTCAATGAACCAATAGCTGTTGGTGCATCTGCTGATGAGTCTGTGCGAGTTCGTTCAAACCGACCGGAATACTCTCCGGAGTTTGAGCAGGCATGGCTGGCCTATCCAAAACGTGCTGGTGGCAATTCAAAATCTGCAGCCTTCAAAGCCTGGAAAGCCCGTTTGAATGAGGGGGTAAAACCCGAAACCATGCTGGAAGGTGTGAAACGCTACGCGGGCTGGGTATCTGCGATGGGTAACAGCGGCACACAATTTGTGAAACAGGCTGTCACGTTCTTTGGTCCGGATCGTCATTTCGAAGAATCCTGGGAAGTTCCTGCGGTATCTGCAGCCAGACGCGAGGACCCGTACTTCAAAGCCAGTTACGACAACGTGGACTACAGCCAGATCCCGGCAGGATTCAGGGGGTGATCATGAGTCTTTTGAATGAAGTTCAGAAATTCATTGAAGCCCATCCGGGGTGTACTTCCGGAGACATTGCGGATGCTTTTGCAGGTTACTCACGGCAGCGCGTTCTGCAGTCAGCAAGCAAGTTACGTCAGAGTGGGCGTGTGGCTCACCGTTGTGAAGGAGATACACGCAGACATTTCCCGCGCCTGACTGAGAGAGCACAGGAGCCGGAACCACAACCAGTTCGTGAAACCAGACCTGTGCGCAATTTCTGTGTCGGCACTAACGACCCGCAGGTGATTTTGTGCCTGACTCGCCAGGCGGAAGAACTGGAGTCCAGGGGCTTATTCCGTCGAGCTGCAACGGTGTGGATGGAGGCATTCCGTGAAAGCCACTCCCAGCCAGAACGAAACAATTTTCTGGCGCATCGTGAGCGGTGCTTACGGAAAAGCAGCAAGCGCGCTGCATCGGGTGAAGAGTGGTATCTGTCAGGGAATTACGTGGGGGCTTAATGAGTAATAAATATTGCCAGGCGCTGGTGGAGCTGCGGAACAAACCAGCCCATGAACTGAAGGAAGTGGGCGATCAGTGGCGCACGCCGGACAACATTTTCTGGGGAATTAACACCCTGTTTGGCCCGTTTGTTCTGGATCTGTTCACTGATGGTGATAACGCCAAATGTGCCGCTTATTACACTGCGGAAGACAACGCGCTGGCGCATGACTGGTCTGAACGTCTTGCGGAGCTTAAAGGTGCTGCCTTTGGTAATCCCCCGTACAGCCGCGCCAGTCAGCATGAGGGGCAATACATCACAGGCATGCGTTACATCATGAAGCATGCCAGTGCCATGCGTGATAAAGGCGGGCGCTATGTTTTCCTGATCAAAGCTGCCACCAGCGAAGTGTGGTGGCCGGAAGATGCAGATCATATTGCTTTTATTCGCGGGCGTATTGGTTTTGAACTGCCTGCCTGGTTTATCCCGAAAGACGAAAAGCAGGTGCCAACAGGTGCTTTCTTCGCTGGTGCTATTGCTGTTTTCGACAAGACCTGGAAGGGACCGGCAATCAGCTACATAGGGCGCGATGAACTTGAGGCATGTGGTGAGGCGTTTCTGGCGCAGGTTCGCCAGCAGGCGGAAAAACTGGTCAGGGAGATGGCGGCATGACGACGTTAACTCAATGCCAGCAGCAGGTGCTGGATATGCTGATTTCTTATCAGAAAGAACGTGGCTTCCCGCCAACCAATCAGGAGGTGGCAACCATGCTGGGATACCGTTCGGTGAATGCAGCGGTGGAGCATCTTCGCGCACTGGAGAAAAAAGGCGTCATCACGATAAAGCGTGGCGTGGCCCGGGGGATAACGCTTCATACTGCGATGAAGGACGACGACAGCGAGGCGGTCGGGATTATCCGCGCACTGCTTGCCGGTGAGGAAAACGCAAGGCTGCGTGCAACCCACTGGTTACATGAGAGGGGCCTGAAAGTATGAAGCTAATACTGCCTTTTCCGCCCAGCGTGAACACGTACTGGCGACACCCCAACAAAGGGGCGTTTGCTGGTAAGAGCCTGATAAGCGCGGCGGGGCGAAAATTCCAGAGCGCGGCGTGTGCAGCAATAGTTGAGCAGTTACGTCGTCTGCCGAAACCAACGTCGGCACCTGCTTCAGTGGAGATCGTGTTGTTTCCTCCGGATAACCGGATCCGCGATCTGGACAACTATAACAAGGCGCTGTTTGACGCCCTGACCCACGCGGGTGTGTGGGAAGACGACAGTCAGGTGAAAAGAATGCTGGTGGAGTGGGGACCGGTTATCCCGGAGGGGAAGGTCGAGATCACTATCAGTAAGTACGAAAAAGCGAGTTGCAAATTAGCAACTCGGTAACGGAATTGAGCAACACCCTAAATTTGGGTATTACCTCGTTAAAGATACTGTATTTATGAACAGTGTATCCTTGATAACTATTAAAAATCGCAGTAAGTTCATCCTGCATCAACGAAAAGGGAGTGCAGTCCCGCTCGTGGATAAAAATTTGTGGAGAAACCAATGAATCAGTTGCTTGTAATTGATGGCGTTTCTGTGCGCCAGTACTTCGAATCTAACTACTGTCTTAACGACCTTCAGAAAGCTGCTCTTCTTGCCGCTGGTGAGAATCGCTCCTCCCGTTCGCTGGAAGTTCACGAGTTTATGCGTCGTCCTGAAACGAAGGCTCTTGTGGAATTATTGGAAGAAGAAACTACGGGAGATTCCCGTAGTATTCCTGTCATCACCATTCAGGGGCGCAATGGTGGGACGTATGTCTGTAAAGAGCTGGTCTATGCATATGCAATGTGGATCAGCCCGGCATTCAGCTTAAAAGTGATACGTACTTTTGATGCGCTTCATAATTCATCACCAGAAGAAACCACATCCGACAAAATTAAATCCGGGGTCATTCTGCTTGAATCAGCAGCAAAGACTCTAAATCTGTCAAACTCCTCGAAACTTGGTGCATACCAGAAATTATCAAAGGTAGCTGGTCTTCCTGAACTTATGCCGATCTATGCCATTGATGCACCTGCTGATGCGCCAGATGGTTCAAGCCGCCCTACGCTGTCGCTGAGTGCACTGCTGAAGCAGTATGGTATCCGCCTGACGGCTAATCAGGCATATCACCAGATGGCGAAGCTGGGGATCGTTGAACAACGCGAACGATACAGCCGTACCGCGATTAACAACATCAAAAAATTCTGGTCGCTGACCGCGAAAGGCTGCATGTTCGGCAAGAACATCACCAGTCCTGCAAATCCGCGCGAGACGCAGCCGCATTTCTTCGAATCCCGATTTCCTGAGCTGTTAAAGCTGCTCGATACCGTTCATTGAGGTGACTGTGAGAGCACTACTGACCCCTGAAATTGCCCCGCGTATGGGGATCGTATTGTTCAGGCCAGGTTCAGAGCTGATGCCCCTGTTTATGCAGGGGCGTGTCCTGCTGGAGCCTGAGCCGGAGCGTTATTCATCTTTCGCCAGTGGTGCCGTTCCGGCGGCATCACAACCGCTGGCGGATGATCCTGCCGTTCGGGCCGTGTTCCGCCATGAGGCAGTGATCCGTCGTGCTGGTGGCGTGGAATGTCTTGAAAGCTGGTTACTTCGTGAAAAAGGCTGCCAGTGGCCTCATTCCGGATGGCACAGCGAGAACATGACCACAATGCGACACGCTCCGGGTGCAATCCGTCTGTGCTGGCACTGCGATAACCAGCTGCGCGATCAGTTCACGGAACGGCTGGAATCAATGGCAACGGATAACTGTGCCCGCTGGGTGTTGTCTGTTGTGCGTCGGGATCTCGGTTTTGATGACAGTCACGTTGTGACAATGCCGGAACTGTGCTGGTGGCTGATTCGTAATGACCTGGCGGATGCCTTACCGGAAAGTGCAGCCCGTAAGGCACTGAGATTACCGAAGCCTGTTGTGCCGTCTGTCACCCGGGAAAGTGACCTTGTGCCTTCGGTTCCTGCCACCAGCATCATCCAGGATAAAGCGAAAAAGGTGCTGGCGCTGAAAGTGGATCCGGAGTCGCCGGAGTCTTTTATGTTACGCCCCAAACGTCGCCGCTGGGTTAATGAAAAGTACACGCGCTGGGTTAAGACGCAGCCGTGTGCATGTTGTGGAAAGCCTGCTGATGATCCCCACCACCTGATAGGCCACGGTCAGGGGGGAATGGGTACAAAAGCGCATGACCTCTTCGTGCTGCCTTTGTGCAGAAAGCATCACGACGAGCTGCATGCGGATACCGTGGCATTTGAAGAGAAGTATGGCTCCCAGCTGGAGCTGATATTTCGTTTTATCGATCGTGCGCTGGCAATAGGCGTGCTGGCCTGATTTTGTGGAGAAAGTTGATGCGTGATATTCAAATGGTTCTTGAACGTTGGGGGGCATGGGTGGCAAATAATCACGAGGATGTGGAATGGTCATCTGTTGCTGCAGGTTTTAAGGGATTAATTCCTTCGAAAGTAAAATCCCGCCCGCAATGTAGCGATGACGATGGCCTGATCATTAGCTCTGCGATGACAGTTCTTAAGAAAAAGGAACCGTATCAATACGAATTACTGGAAATGTATTATGTGTATGGGGTTACATTACGGGTGTTGGGGGTAAAACTGGGGATATCACTTAATCAGGTTGTTATCAGACTGCAGAAAGCTGAAGGGTTTATTGACGGTTGTCTGGCAATGTTGGGGGTATCTTTAGAAATTGATTGTTACATATAGTAATAAATTCAATCAAAGTAAATAATCATATTTTATTATAACCTCCTGATGATACCTGTTCATTGGGAGGTTATTATGGATAAAAATGTAGAGCATGTATTAGTTGATGCAATTGAAAATAAGCAATCTTTAACAGTCGTTTACTTAGGAGGGAGCCAGCCCGGAACATTAAGGAATATTTCTCCGATTAGTATAAATGGGGATAAATTGCGGGCAAGATGCCATAGTTCTGGAGCAGTAAAGGTTTTCAATCTTGGGAAAATACAGTTACCCAGTGACTCCTGCGCGGTATCTATGCACTATGGAGATTTAGAAGTTAAAGCTTATGAGACGATGCAGAGCGTAAATGACAACTTTCATGCCCTTTATCCTGAAGGACGATGGGGTGTTGATTTTAATGAGCATCGCTTTGCTTTATTTGATTTTTTTAAAAACGGGAAACGAAAAAAAACGGCATTTATGGCAATTGAGTTCAGGGAAAGAGATGAAGAGAAAATAATAACAGGTGTAACAATTGATATTGGTATATCTGGAACAGTGATTTCTGAGAAGTCCCGAATCCCAAAAAGACGACCATGGGTAGTGGTTGGTCCCGAACACGGAGAATACAGTACTTATTCAACTTTGGACAAGGCTGCTACAGCGTTTTTTGAGAGGCTTTCGTTGATAGCATCCGGCCTGGAAGATAATTGATTTTATGTTTGGTATTCAGAGTTCGCCGTGCTTAAGAAAGTCAAGATTCTAAAAATACTGAATGAGTTACTTGTGTTATAACAAAAATGCTATTAGTGTGTTAAGAGTGGTTACTTCGCCACACAACTTAAACCCGCCACTGAGCGGGTTTTTTGTACCTGTAAACTTGGTGCAGTACAGTAAACACGCTGGTGGTCGTGAATACTGGCTTTTTATCTTGCTGGCTTTTTAGACAAGAGTTATTGGTATGTCACGTTAACCGGAAAGGGTAAAAAGACATGCTGAAACAGCAGGATATGACAGAAACCGCCAGAGTTGTGTTTGATGAATTAAGCGTTACCGAACCGGCGACAGTCGGGGAGATTGCGCAGAATACTTACCTTTCACGCGAACGCTGCCAGTTAATACTGACCCAGCTTGTTATGGCGGGTCTGGCAGACTATCAGTGCGGTTGTTACAGACGCCTTCAGTCCTGAAGGCTTTTTATTTGTGGTGAATGGGCGGCTGGTGGGGGGGCGACACCTGTCAGTCCTTTGCTTATGTGTTGATGATAATTTACCTTTTGGGGCTATAATTGAGCTAACCAATTGCTAATGAAAGTAAAATTATAATGGCTGTTGTCTGTTCAGTTATCATGGTTTGCTCCCCAATTAATATTTTTCTTGAAAAGGATACGTTGTCACTTAAGCCAGGCTCAGTTGTTCTGGCCACCAAATGCATCAGGGAGCTTTTCCTTATGCATTATGGCAAAGTTAAAATTGTCGATATAAGCGAATCCGTCGTAAGTCAATATCTGGAAAGTCAGCATAAGCTGACGAGGACTCGTCTGACTGACATTCCGCTTTACCTGTTGCTGGAACCCAACAATCCTGCGTTGGCTGCGGCTTTAATTACCAGCCAGGGATTTTCCGGAGAGGCCACGGATATGTTTCTTATGATGGCCTGCCTGTCTCTGTTTGAAACAGATGAACGGATGTCATTGTTTTTAAGTGGATGTTTATCCAGCATAAGTGCCAAAGTCAGGGCGATAATTCAGACAGATATATCAGCAAGCTGGACGCTTGGTGCGATTGCTCTACAGTTGCATATGAGTGAGAGTTTGTTAAAGACAAAACTGAAAAATGAAGGGGGCATGTTCAGTCGCTTGTTGCTGGAAGAGCGGATGCGTGTTGCTGTAAATATGTTATGTTCCCGGCATGGATATGGACAGGCTATAGCAGAAAAATGCGGTTATTCAAGCAGGTCCTACTTTATTTCTGTATTTCACCGCTATTATGGCTTCCCGCCAGACAGATATGTATCCAGGCAAGGGCTTGATTATTGATTTTCATCTGATTATTATTTTTTGGCTCGGCCCTTTAGCTCAGTGGTGAGAGCGAGCGACTCATAATCGCCAGGTCGCTGGTTCAAATCCAGCAAGGGCCACCATCACATACCGCCATTAGCTCATCAGGAAAGAGCGCCAGCCTTCGAAGCTGGTTGCGCGGGGTTCGAGTCCCCGAAGGCGGTCCATTATCTGTACCCTGCGTTATTAGCTCAGCCGGACAGAGCAATTGCCTTCTAAGCAATCGGTCACTGGTTCGAATCCAGTACAACGCGCCAGACTTATTTTTCCCGGCTCGCTTTTGCGGGCTTTTTTTTAAATGTCTCACAATTCAGACGGTTGACAGTTGTCTGTTTTGCGGGGAGTTTGTTAAAAGAAACTGGCATGGTGAATCCCCCTGTGCGGAGGGGCAATCAGCAACTGGTGTTTTGTCACCGCCCCTTATCCTTTCTGTGCGGGTTCAGGTGCTGATACTGAACTCACCGGGAGGCACCCGGCATCATGTGCATGATGATACAGATACGCGGCTTTAGCCCCTCTCCGGAGGGGCTTTCTTGTGGGCAAAAAAAAGCCCGAGTGGGTTCGGGCAACAGCATGAGATATACATTTTTATAATCGAATGGATTTTAACCAGAATTCATAAGGCTGCGCAACTGCGCGGTCTTTTTCGAATTGCGGGCTGTCGTCTCTCTTCTGCCATTGTCCTGTAACTTCCGGACTTCAGCCCGCTCCTTATTTTACTCACAATATTATCCCGGCCGGGAGGATTCATGGCATTTAAACACTATGACGTGGTCAGGGCGGCATCGCCGTCAGACCTTGCGAAACGACTGACACAAAAACTGAAGGAGGGGTGGCAGCCATTTGGCAGTCCGGTGGCCATCACGCCTTATACCCTGATGCAGGCCATTACGGCGGAAGGTGATGTCACCACACCTGTGGTGGTGAAGTCGTCGGATGGAGAAGGCGCAGTTATCAGCACTACCAGCAACCCGGAGTATTACTTTGTTGTTGCCCTGGCCGGGCAGTCAAACGGTATGGCGTATGGTGAAGGGCTTCCGCTGCCGGAGACATATGACCGTCCGGACCCGCGTATTAAACAGCTGGCGCGTCGCAGCACTGTCACGCCGGGTGGTGCGTCCTGTAACTACAATGACATTATTCCTGCGGACCACTGCCTGCATGATGTTCAGGATTTGAGTAAGTTTTCACACCCGAAAGCCAGCGCAGCTCAGTATGGATGCGTGGGGCAGGGATTACATATCGCGAAGAAATTGTTGCCGTTTATTCCGGCGAATGCCGGTATTCTTCTGGTTCCGTGCTGCCGTGGTGGTTCTGCATTTTTGGCGGGCGATGAAGGTACCTTCAGCGAATCCACCGGCGCAAGCGAGACCTCGGCACGCTGGGGTGTAGATAAGCCACTGTACAAGGACCTGCTTACCCGTACTCAGGCCGCACTGAAGGCCAACCCTAAAAATATTCTGCTTGCAGTGGTCTGGATGCAGGGCGAGTTTGATTTGAAACAGGGTGCATACGCCACTCAGCCGGGGCTGTTTGATTCCATGGTGGAAAAATATCGTTCTGACCTGTCGGAATTCGGAGGTCAGTGTCTCGGGGGCTCTCCGTCATCAGTTCCCTGGATTTGTGGCGACACGACCTACTACTGGAAGCAGACTTATTCTTCGCAATACGATGCGGTGTATGGTGCATATAAGACGAAATCCGCAAAAAAAATCTTCTTTGTGCCGTTTATGACGGATGAAAACGGGCGAAATGTGGGTACCAACGAGCCGTCAGAAGATCCGGATGTTGCGGATATTGGGTATTACGGAGCCGGTGGTCGAACGGACGCCAAAACCTGGACGACGGCTGACCGTAAAACGCATTTTGGATCATGGGCACGTCGTGGGATTATTTCCGACCGTCTGGCAACGGCGATTCTTGTGCATGCCGGGAGAACCGCTGAATTCATTACCGGAAAACAGCCTGATACGGTGAAGCCCACCGGACCTTCCGGTGAAGGTACGGAGAGAGAGCCGGAAGGTCCGGTCAGTAACCGAACCCTGATGAGTCTGCTGGCGTCCGGCGAAGACCTGGCATCACAGGGCTGGCGCTATTATCACAAACCGGCGAGCGGAGACAATGTTAACAAAAACATTGCTGAAGCGGTGGTCAGTGATGCGGGGGCTACGGGAGGTAAGGCCCTGCAACTGAATAAACCGGAAAACCACATCTGGTTTCTGGAGCATGATGCAGCCGGGCAGGGGGCAGAGTTGCTGAAGAAAGGAGGACGTGTGAGCGTACGGTTTAAGTTGCCGGGTTCACTGGTGCCGAATCAGTTTGCCCTGGGCATTTACTGGCAGTTGTCGTCCCTGCCGGAGGGAGTGACGCTGGCAGAGGAAGGCAACGACATGCTGATGTCCTTCTTCCTGCAGACGGATGCGACGAACCTGAACGCGATGCACCACAAGAAGCCGAATGCGAAGCTGGATACGTTCGGGGTCTTTGATAACGGATGGCACACACTGGCTTTTGAGTTTGCCGGAAACAACAGCATTCAGGTGACGCCGGTACTGGATGAGAAACGGGGGACGCCGTTCACACTGGTGAAATCTCCGGCATCAGGGGCGGCGGACAAACTGCAACTGACAGGCATATCAAAGGCGGCGACATATACGCTGCTGATTGACAGTGTGAAGGTGGAAGTGAACAACGCGGATGCCGCGGCATGATAAAAAAAGGCCGCCAGCGGCAGGAATGGAAGCTGGCGGAGGTAATCCCAATGGAGAATGTAAAGAAAAGATGCTTTCGTATATCGGTTTTTTAAATGAAAACAGTTCTCATTGTCAACCATAACGGTAAGAAATTATGACATTTATTCATCAGGTGATGCTGTACTTCTGTACGGCAGTCTGTGTTATGTATCTTCTTTCGGGTGGGTACAGGGCAGTGCGCGATTTCTGGCGCAGGCAGATTGATAAAAGGGCCGCTGAGAGAATCAGCGCCAGTCAGTCAGCCGGAAGCAAACCCGAAGATCCGCTCATTCCGTAGTCACTTTCTTGACAACACCTTTCAACGAGAAAATCCCATGTCAGAAATCACATCCCTGGTCACTGCTGAGGCAGTGAAGGAAGTCCTGCGCTCTGAAGAAGTCCTGAGCGCACTGAAACAGAAACTCCGCCAGAACCTTGAGGCGCGTCTTGATGCAGAAGTGGATGCCATTCTGGATGAGCTGCTGGGCGTACCAGCGGTTCTGGAGCCGGAAGGTATCGCGGGTGACGGGAGTGCTTCAGATGGCGGTGAACCCACACCTGACAGCGAAATGATGATGTAACCATGCGCAGGGGGTGTCGGTGTGAGCTGATGCCCCACTTGTTGTTGTGAGCTTCCGGATTGCGGGAGACGGGGTATGTACCAGATGGAAAAAATCACAACAGGTGTGTCATACACCACGTCAGCGGTGGGAACGGGCTACTGGTTCCTGCAGTTGCTGGACAGGGTTTCCCCGTCTCAGTGGGCGGCAATAGGCGTGCTGGGGAGTCTGCTGTTTGGGCTGCTGACATATCTGACTAACCTGTATTTCAAAATCAGAGAGGACCGTCGTAAGGCTGCACGGGGAGAGTAATTCAATGACTCAAAACTATGAACTGATTGTGAAAGGGATCCGCAATTTTGAGAATAAAGTTACGGTAACTTTAGCGTTACGGGACAAAAAACGCTTTGACGGTGAAATTTTTGACCTGGACATCTCGCTGGACCGTGTTGAAGGTGCCGCGCTGGAGTTTTATGAGGCAGCAGCCAGAAGGAGCATCAGACAGGTCTTCCTGGATGTTGCTGCCGGGTTATGTGAAGGGGATGAGCAGTCGCCGGAAAAGCGCCCCGTAATTTTAGAGGCGCAGGATGTGTTGATAACCTACAGAGGAAAACTACCGGGAATAATTACGGGTTCTCTGAAG